TAGAGCCTGACATATTCTCTGTCATTGCTTCTATAGCTTCGATGCACTCTATGCCACTATAATTGTAGTGTACTGGATGATTTACAGGATCATAAGCAGTCTCATGTGGAGTATCGCTTGTGTCGTAGTCTGTACCATCAAACATATCTTTTAAGCTAAACTCTTTTGTTACGTCATTCATATTAGCAGTTTCCTTCTGTCTTAGTCCACTTGTTTATAGTATAAACATTACCTTTCTTAGTAACATTAGGTTTACTAATAGCAGGTTTTTCAACAATGTCAATACCCATTAGCTCATTTCTTCTTTTCTCTACTAAATCATATATGTCAGGATTATCTTGAGCGTAGTCTAAGAAGGCAGACATCATAGTTAGTATATCCATCATGCAACCACGTATTTGTACTGGTACATCACCATCTGGATTCATAAGCATGGATGTATTTATCTCACCATCCCAATCTTCACCGTCTTCCCAATTAATAGCTCTTATAACTAAGGCCATTTCGCCAGGTTTTATGTCTACTCTAGGTTCGTCACTCATTAAGTTCTCCTCTTAGTCTTAAGTGGTATCTTGTCTACTCTTATAGGCTTACCTTTTTCCTTTAGCCACTCTTGAGGTATAATTCTGTGCGCCCATAGTATGTTATTTTTGTCACACCACTCAAAGTATCTTGACTTAGCGCCCTTGTATAGCTTAGCCTTTGCGTTACTAAATACAAAGCGTATGTCTAACTCAGGGTGTTGCTTGTGTATCTCTAAGTGTTTACGTCTATCCTCGCTGTCAAATATACCCTTAGTTTCTATTATGATACCATTATCTAGTACAAAGTCAGGTGTGTAAGTTCTGTATCTTAAGTCTTCCCACTCAATCTTTAGTGCCTCGTACCTAACTTTCTTTTGGCAGTCTTTTAGTACCGCAGCAATCTGTTTCTCTAGGCCACTGCGGTATCTACCTTTATTGTGGAACTTCAAGGTGTACGTAGTCTATCATTGGAGGCTCCTTAGCTTTAGACATCACAGATGGAAGTGTCTGTAACGTAGGCCAGCAACGCTTCTTGTAATCACAAAAGCCACATGACCTGCCTAGCTTTATGTTGCCTGTAGGCTTCTTGTAGAATGTCTCAGGCTCTGACTCAAAGCAACGCCTAAAGGGTTTGTCTTCATCTAAGTAGGCCACTGTATCCTTCATGTTATCTAAGACTTTATCTTTATCTACGTTAGCAGCAGAAACATACTTAAAGTCTCCTGTACCTTTGTTGATTACCCACCAGCCACCTACAGCAGCGTCTTCTGCTTCTGCATAGCCTACAAGCTGTGGTACATAACCAAAGCCATCACCTGAGTTAAGTGCTTCAAAGCTTGCAAACTTATTGGTGTATGACCAAGGTGAGGCAGACTTAACATCATCCACCTTACCGTCTAGCTTCATGTCGTACTCGCCGTTAATCTTCCTACCATCTAAGTCAAGTGTAACTCTTTTGTTATCTTCAAACTCAACATCAGCACCACGTAGTAAGCCTTTAAACACAGCCTCTACAATATCACCAATCATCATCATCATTAAGAAGCGTGGTGGAAAAGCTTGCTTGTGCTCTGGTTCATTCTTATCAAACCAAAGCTGGCAAGTAGGACGCCCAATGTTGGACATCCTTATCTTAAATGCATCCCGTGGACCGCCATTGAATTGCTTGTTCATAGCTTCTCCAATGTCAGACATAACTTTATCAATTATGCTTTGATCCATACCCTTGTTACCACTAAGAACAGAGTTCATATAGGTGTGAAGGGATAGCTCAGCAGGGTGCTCCATTACTCAAACTCCTCCACGTCAACTATAGAAGCAATAATTTCCTTTTCATCATCAGCTACGTCCTGACGGTTGTTTTCATCCCACTTAGATAGGATGCCAGAGTTAGTAACTTCTACGAAGTCTAAGAAGTCCTTTAGTATTTCGTTGTCACCTTCTTGTACATCCACTAGATCAGGTGTAGTAAATGTGTAGGATGCATACTGATTTCCGTTAGGAAGATCGTGTACTCCAGCACCTAGTGTTACGTTGAACTGAATAGGTAGTTTGCTCTTACGTGATACTGTTGATAAGAAACCATTGAGAGCTTTAACACTCATCTTATTCTTAATGTCAGTAACAAATGGCATGTCAACGTAGTCACCTACTATAGGCTTACCTTCTACATCTACAGCGTCATCAATAGTGATAAGACCAAAGACAACCATAGTACGGCTTATAGAACGGATTAGGTTCTTTGTAGTCTCTGATGCTGCATCCCAATCTTTTATATATCCTGGTCTACCTAAGTTAAAACCACCTTTAGTATCCTTGAAGTCACCCTTAAGATCAGTTGCCATAACTGTCTTATTCATGGTGTTTAACTCACTATCAAACTGCGTCCACTGCTGACGCACAGCAAAGATTCGTATCTTAGGATTCTCTGTGTAGATAGATGTATCTTCATCTAAAGAGAGCTTATATACGCCTACAGGCATAACCTCTGTCTTGATGTTTTTACCAGCTACTTCCAGCAAGCCCATCGTCGCTTGGTGTATCTGTGTTAGCCGTGCCAAGGATGCCTTAGCTGATGGTGCTCCTGTGTTAGCTACACCCATCATTTCTGCTGAGAACATTAGTTTCTCTGGTACTGTTAGTTGTGTACTCATAGTTTGTATACCTTTTATCTGAGTTTGGATGTCTAGTTATACACTAAACGTCCACCGTGTCAAGCCAATTCTTTCCTATTTTTGCTTCTAATAGTAGTGGCACATTCATTGTCACACCGTATGCCTCTTCTACTAGATCGTTTAAGTCATTATTTAAGTCATTAACTATTTGTATTACTTGATCTTTCTCCTCTGGGTGTATGTCTACTACCGTTGAATCATGCACTGTATTAACGAGGCAAGAATGCAACGGTTTCAATCTATCTTCTAATTCATTTAGTACTACAGGTACAACATCACCAGTGGCAAAGCCTTGAACAGGGTAATTCTTTATCATCGTAAAGAATGTAGGTGTGCCATTAGCTCTGCGCTCACATCCTGGAAATGCATACTGTCTACCTGATACGTTAGTAATCTTCTCTAGTCGTATAGCTTCATTACCTAAAGCTTTGTGCCACTTAGCTATTCCTTTATATTTGTTAATGAACTCCTCATAGTATGCTGCTTCTGCCTTACTTCTGCCATACCCACTCGCTCCAAATAATGGGGCGAATGTATGTTCTTTTGCTTGTTGGCGTGTTGTAGGTTGCCCTGCGTCACTGATAACCTTTGCCGTGTAGGAGTGTACATCAAATCCTGTATTGATCTCCTGCATGGCTACAGTGTCCTGTGCTAGGAAAGCAGCCGTTCTGAACTCAAGCTGAGCAAAGTCAGCCTCACAAATCAGACCGCCATCCCAGCGAGATACAAACACACGTTTTACTGGAAAGGTTCCTCCTCTTGGCATGTTTTGCATGTTAGGGTTTCTTCCACTAAACCTACCTGTGGCTGTGATGTGCTGGGTAAGAGTGACGTGGAGATAGCCGTCTGCTCTGGTAAAGTCTGTAATACCTTCAACGAAGGAACTGAGGTAGGAACTAATAGCTGATAAACGGCGTAGATCACCAAGAAAATTAACAGCGTAATCAAGATTTCTGGTCTTAGCATTCGATATAAGTACATCTAATTTATCCTTTCCTGTACCAAATCCATTGGCGCTAACCCAAGACTTGTTAGGTGGGAAGAACCCAAGTCCTGCAAGCTTGTCTAGCTTCTTAAGTTGGTATCCTCTAGCGAAACAATCCTTACAGTTGTTAGGCTTAGAATAAGGCGTACCATCTTTCTTTTGTTTGAATGTCTTACCTTTACCCTTACATATAGGGCAGGTAAAAGCTCGTGTCTTATATGTACGTTCTGTATTCTTATTAACTATATCTTTAAACTCAGCCTTACTGTTAGCGTAGTCAAACAGATCAACCCAAGTCTTCTTCTCTTTTAGAGTACAGCTATAGACAACGCTAGACATCTGCTCTGGTGAGTTAAGATTAACTGGTGTGTCTCCCATAAGCATACGTATTTGCTTTGTAAGTCTTTCTTCTATAGCTACCTTTTCTTCTTCAAACTCCTTACGCACTGCTTCTAAGGTGGGTCTATCCACCCTGACTCCTGACATGTACATTCTTGTGAGGGTTTTACAGGTTCTGAATGTGACTTCTCTGACTCGTAGTAGAGAGGTTGACTCTGGTTTGGCGTAGTCATCTTCGATAGAGAAGAACAACTCACGAGTAACGTCGAGATCACGCCGCAAGTAAAAGCTAAGCTCATTGATAGGTATTTCATTTGTGTTGTATCCTTTTTTAAAGTACTCCTTTAATGTATCGTCTTTCTGGAAGTCTAAGTTTCTGCGCTGGGCGCAACCGTCCATACTTAGTACATCTTTCTTTCCTCTTAGTAGTATGTACTCTGCCAGCATGGTATCATATATATCCCCATCATACGTGAAGCCACACTCCCACAACCACATAAGGTCATGCTGTGCGTTATGCATGATGAGTAGTGTAGTCTCATCTAAGATCAACTGTATCTGCTTGGCTTGTAAGCCAGAGCTATCTTTCTTTTCTACGTGGTCTAGTGTAAAGAGATGTGTCTCTTCGACGTTATCTATATTTTGTGTACCCACTTGGGTAAGCGTATTGCCAGCCTCAAAGGGGTCCATGTGTACTCTACCATTACGTTTGGTAGTTGTGTTTTCAACGTCTAATACTAGTCTCATCTCATCTCCTTACGCAGTATACTGACTACGATCACCATCTAGTTCACAGTGGACAACCCCATGCCATCCACCCTTTAGTTTATTCTTAGCTATGTTTAAGTGCCGTTGATCGTCTTGCTCATCTGCACCCTCTACTAGCTTATTACGAGAGATAAGTATCATCAAGTCAGCTTCACTTGCCTTGCCTGTCTTACTGCCTTCCATCATAGACTGATCTACGTAGACCTTACCTTCTGCATCTGCTGATAGCTGGGACATCCATATCATAGCGCAATTGTGCTGCTTGGCAATATTACGTGCATGAATAGCTGCATCCTTGAGGTATACGTGTGAGTCAGAGCCACCCTTTGAGGCAAACTTATCACCCATGTCTAGTACAACTACATCAGGAGAGTAAGCCTTAACTATAGCCTCTACCCATGCCATATCTTTTCCTGTGCTATCCTTTACAAAGATGTTCTCAGTAACAGGCTTGTAACGGGCTGCAGCGAGTGCGTAGTTGCCCTTAACCTCTTCCATTGACATAGAGGTGGCTGCACTTAGGTAACGTGCTCCTACACGATGTGAAGGCTCTTCATTGCATAACACCATACACCTAGCTCCTTGTGCAGCAAAGCCGTTTGGAGAAGCTATAGTGGACGCATGAAAGCTTGTCTTACCTGTGTTAGGTCTAGCACCTACAATAACTAAATGCCCTGCACTTATACCTTCTACTTTCTTAGCTAAACTAGGTATGTTCCACTTCCACTGACACTCAATAGCGTTAGCCTTTAGTAGTGCATCAATAGACATATCATCCCAATCAACCTTAAGGTTAGGCATGAAGTCATCTTGGTAGTTCTGTATCAAGTTACGTAGTGGCTCTAGGCTGTGATCACCACCATTAACATAATCAAAGCCAATGTTAGCTACCTCCTCACCTACTACCTGCTGAAACATCTTAGACATAACTTCATTAGCTATGCCCTGCGACATAGGGTCTTCTTTGTTAATCCTACGGAAGATTTCTTTGTATGCATCCTTGTTGGCTGTAGTTAATGTATTGCTGGTAAAGAACAATGCCTCTAGCTCAGCTATGCTTATGTCTTTTTCGTATGTCTCCATAGCATAATCTATAGTCTTTTTTACAAGGCGTATATCCTTGGTGAATAGTTTGTCTGGGCAGCGTACTCCTTTGTTGTTTTCATAGAACTCTTTATTTAAGAGTGTCTTGATTAATGCGAACTCCATCATTGTATGAACGCCTTTCTTAACTGTGCTATATCACGTTGGATATATGCTATCTCTACTTCAATCTCCCTACGCTTAGGGGTGAGGTGTTTAGTAGTGCCTAGAATAACTAGACGCTTGGCTTCAAGATCAGACATGTGATCCTTTAGCTGACGTAGCTTCTTACTCATCTGCTGTCTTCCTTTCTCTTATAAGTATTGTTAGCCTTTGCTCTTTCTATGGCTCTCTGCTTTTCTTTCTCATCAAACTCTCTAATATTCTGTAAGCAGTTCTTGAGTAATATCTTGTTGAATACTTCTAGCTTCTCTATTCTCTCCTTAGCTATCTTTAATTCATATTCCAGGTTTTCTATCTCACCAACCATGCTCATAACTTTTACCTCTAATCTACCTTCTCCCATCTAGTGCCTCCCACGAAACAGGAAAGATGTCAAGCATTATTTTATCTATGTGGGCTGCAACTACTCTTGTTTCGTATTGTGTGTCATCTTTGCATCGTAGGTTACACATATCAGAGAAGGCATCCAAAGAGCCTGACCACCACCACTCTGTCATAGTTGACTGTGGGAGTACCATACGTGCTTGTTCAGGACATACACCCTGACTTAGTAGTTCTTTATACAAAGTCAAGGCTTCACCTATCTCTCTGAAGTCTGACCATACATCTACGCTACCTGCGCTGCCTTGCTTTTTATTCTCACTACGTCCACGCCACTCTTCAGGTAAATAGAACTCTGGCTCATTATCTACATACCTACGACTAATCTCATTCCAGCGTAGAAACTTATGCTTCACAAGCTGCCTAGCTACAAAGATGGGAGCCTTGATGTGAAACGAAGCAAAGCAGTGACCAAAGGGTGACATATGCTTGTGCTTGGCTAGGTACTTGATAAGTTTAACATCTTTGTCGTGTAGTACAGGAGTCATAAAACCGTGTTGTGGCCCTGTGTGACCTAGCCCAGCACTTTGCTTACCAAATGAGGTACGTGCTGCGTTGACTACAGATAAGTCACTGCCCATGTGTTCTATGTATCTTACTTTAATCATTTATCACCTGCTAGTAGTATCTTTTCAAGTAGGGCAAGCCTACGCTCTAAGTCTTCAACCTTCTTTGTCAGTTCTTCTAAGTAATAGTTACTATTCATTTACGAAGTTCCCTTCTCTGCCAAAGCTTATCAAGCAGTACTGATTGTACGCAGGGTGGTACTCTATTATTGTGTACGTCTTAGCGTCTAGGTTCATGTATATCATAAAAGGCAGGAGCACAGGGTTAGGTGCATAGCCTTCTGGTGCTTTCACTGTTGTGACTTGCAAAGCCTCATATATCTTAGTTTGACCCATAGAGTTAATTGTATTGAATGCCTCCTCTGGTGTGCCACACAGCACAGGTTTAGTTTG